CTATTGTCATAACCCAAATCACCGTGGGCTTCTTCTACGCCGTACTCTCGATGAATTGACTGAACTCATATCAAAGTCGAAACAACTGTATCCCAAAGCGTTTCCCGGTGCCACATTCCGTGAAAGTAAGTCGACGTGGGTCTTCCCCTCTGGGGCTACTATATGGTTTTCCTACCTCGATAAAGATAAAGACGTAACCAGATACCAAGGACAGGCATTTAATTGGATAGCCATCGATGAAGTCACTCAGTATCCCACACCCTATGTATGGGAATACCTTCGGTCCCGTTTACGGAGTACCGACGAGGAGTTGTCCCAAAACCTCTCAATGCGATGTACAGCTAACCCCGGCGGCGTTGGCGGCTGGTGGGTCAAAAAAATGTACATCGACCAAGGAGAACCCGGTAAGCCCTTCGTTCCATCCGACATGGAATCGGGAAAGCCATACGTATACCCGGATGGACATGAAAAGGCAGGCAAGCCGCTGTACTGGCGAAAGTTCATCCCAGCCAGACTTACTGACAACCCGTACCTTATGCGGGACGGACAGTACGAAGCCATGCTCCTCTCTCTCCCAGAAGTGGAGCGAAAGCGTTTACTCGATGGAGACTGGGATGTTGCAGAAGGTTGTGCGTTCCCAGAGTTCAGTAAACTCAAGCACGTTGTCGATCCTTTTGAGCTCCCAACAAATTGGCCTCGAATCAGAGCGGCCGACTACGGCTACGCAAGCCCTTCGTGCGTACTCTGGGGTGCAATCGATTGGGACAACAACATATGGGTCTATCGAGAACTTTACGTAAAACACTTTACAGCGGAGCAATTAGCCGCTAAAATAATAGAATTAGAGGAGTGGGACCCCACGCCTCACTACGCCGTGCTCGATAAATCGTGCTGGAACCGCACAGGATACGGGCCTTCCATAGCAGAAACGATGATACGGGCAGGTTGTCGTTGGACACCGTCAGATAGTAACCGTATCGCAGGTAAGATGGAAATCCACAGCCGTCTCGGCGACAACCAGTTTACCGGTGAACCCACCGTAAAATTTTTTAATACTTGCACAAACATAATAAAACAACTCGCGGGTATACCTCTCTCAAAAACGAATTCAGAAGACGTAGACACAAAAGCCGAAGATCACGCCTATGACGCTCTCCGTTATATGTTGATGACAAGAACATCAGGATACGTCTCTATACATAAAAGCCTAAACGACATTAAGAATAGCACGTTTAAGCCACAAGACGCAACATTCGGATACTAAATGGCACTATCAGAAGACCAGTTTGCAAAAAAAGCGAAAGCCGGCACTTTAACGGTGATGGAAGCAATTGATTTTGCTCTCGAACGTAAGACAATCAACAAAAGTGCCGCTTCTAAGTTACGAACTCTACGGAATCAGTGGGAAGCAAAAGGCTGGGATAAGGATCTTACACTTGCTGACATGCGTAAAGAAGAGAACCACTCTCGTCTTTTAAAAGAAGTCAACAAGCAAGCTAACTACATGGATCACTGGGCGAGTTTAGAACGGAATATATTTCCGACGCTAAGCCGCTACAATCTGTTAAACGTTACAGCAGAAGCAGGTGATACTCTGTACCCCCGCATCATTGGATCGGAAGGGGTAGATGAAGCGATCTATAACCTCGGTAGTCCTCAGCGGATAGGGGTAGGTCAAACACGTGAAATGCAAGATCTTCTGCCTCAAGCGGAAATCGAAAAGCTCTACGCCGAAGCACTCCCAGAGATACGGGCAAAGCATGGTGACACAGTAGCTGATCTCGCACTCTACCACAAAGCAACATTTCAGCGTCCCGGACAACTTGTTAGTGATGGCTCAGCAGACACGTCTGCAATTAAAAAGTCAGATGTTAAGATTACCGCAACACACATAGAGATAAAGGGCATTACTGTTGGTACAGGCCGGTCTAGTAAAACCCGACCTGCCGTTAGTTATCCTAAAGGGTCGGCAATGGCTGATCTGGTACTGAGGAACCTCGAAAGAAGTACCTCCGAGTTTTTGTTCGACACAACAGCAGATGCTTATAACAAAGCGTTCAAGGAAGTCTTGAGTCCTCGCCTGATGGCGTACGCAGATGTCTTGCCTTTGTACGATAAGCTAGACCCATCAAAAGGACCTTACATCACTCCCGGTGTTGTTCGCCACTTTATGTCAAAAATGGTGGCCGACGAGTTAAAATACCCAGATGATGTTGTTGAAGGTTTGATGGGACATAAGAGTGTCAACTCTTCAACTTTCCGTAAACACTACGCGGGTAACAAAGCTATTGAAGGTGTCGGGGCTATCCTCAATAACCTCTACGTCGGAGAAACAGCACAAGCACGTGGTTTTGGTGGTACTGAAGTCCGGGGCTTTGATAGTCCCTTAACGGAAGAAGAACAGCGTAAACTGAACGCGGAGCAAGTCGCACGATCAGAAAGAAATACCGCAAAGTACACGAGTGAAGCCCTCGAAAAAAATAAACAGAACCTCGCTTTTTTAAATAGTGATGAGGGTAAACAGTTCATTCAACAGCAGTTTGATGAAGCGAAACGTCAAATTGATGAGAAAATTGTTCTCGAGAAATACGAAAAAGAACAACGTGCTTTGATCCTCGGAGAGACCGAAGGACAACCTAGCCCTGATATTGAGTACGATGACGATAAGAAGAGCGGCTTTATGAAGATGCTCGATTGGTTTGATAACCTACCGGGCGGAACAAAACAAGTAATTTCACAAGCACCTCTAGCTGGAACACTTGTAGGCGGTGCTCTTCTTTCTCAGGATATCCAAGCGGATTACGCAAAGGGGGAGGGAGTACTCGGTACACCACCTCAAGTTTCTGCGGGTATTCGCACAGCTAAATTCGCGGCAGAAGAGTTGACTCCGCAAGGGGCTTTGCTCGGAATGGCGGAATCACAGGCAACAGCCACAAAAGAACGAGGCACAGAGTTGCTAGAAAAATCAGTTGACATGACTGAAGATGAATTGCTACGTAGTTTCGGACAGTTTGGTTCCGAAGTTCGTGGTTATTAATAAAACAAGGAGAATGAAACATGAAGTATGCGAGTTCAGACATTATGAATGCAGACAAAAAAGGCATCGACTATAACTGCGGCGAGAACAACCTCTACCGTGAGGGAATGGACTTTGACACAGTTGCTAAGACTGATTCTTTAATCGAAGCAATGCCTAAGACAAAGAAAGAGTCTTTGGATCAATCTATCCTAAACTCTGACAAGCAGTCTGCACTTTAATAAAACCCGACAAGGTAAGTAGTTATGTCCCAAGAGGGCTTTTTACAGTCTGCGGATGATGGGCAGGTCGAAATTCTCGATCCAACCTCAGAAATGCCGGGGCTGGCTGGTCACATCCAAAATAAGTTTGAAGATTCTGAAAACGGCAGACGTACATACGAACAACGTTGGTTGCAAGCGTATAAAAACTTCCGTGGAATTTATGATTCTTCTACACAGTACCGCGATTCAGAAAGGTCTAAGGTATTCATCAAGATTACCAAGACTAAGGTGCTCGCGGCATACGGGCAAATTATTGACATCCTATTCGCCAATAAAAAGTTTCCGATTGTTGTAGAGAGCTCTCCTGTTCCAGATGGAATTGTTGAGTTTGCACACTTAAAAACGCCTGCTGATCAGTTACAAAGTCCGTTTGGATTTCCGGGAGATGGCTTAGATCTAGAGCCGGGAGAGACTGAGGTTAATTTTGGTAAGTACAACCAAATGGCAGACCAACTTGCTGAAGGCCCGTCAAAAGTAGGAGAACCTCAGTTTAAGCCGGCAGAAGAAGCCGCTCGAAAACTCGAGAAGCACATTCACGACCAGCTACTAGACACGAACGCTGTAAATGTCTTACGTAACGCAATCTTTGAAGCTTCTTTACTAGGCACCGGCATTGTTAAAGGGCCGTTTAACCACTACAAGCGTGTCCATCGTTGGGAGCGCGGAGAAACCGGAGAGCGGGAATACGTGCCTACGGAAGAAGTTGTTCCGAGGATTGAGCACGTTTCTGTTTGGGACTTTCATCCAGATCCTTCCGCAACAAGTATCGAAGACTGTGAGTATGTAATTCAACGACATCGTATGAATCGCCAGCAGTTACGCGCCCTAATGAATCGCCCGTATTTCAATGGGACGGCCATTGAAAACACACTCACAAAAGGCCCGAACTACGAAGACAAGTACTACGAAGATACCATTCGTGAAGACGATACTGAACCTTATTACCAAGAAAACAGGTTTGAAGTCCTCGAATATTGGGGTGTTCTCGATGCAAAGTTTGCCCGTGAAGTAGGAATGGAAATACCTGACTTTGTGTCAGAGTTAGACCAAGTGCAAATTAACGCATGGGTATGCGGCACTGAGGTCCTCCGTTGTGTTCTTAACCCCTTCACACCTTCGCGTATTCCGTACCACGCATTTCCTTATGAGATCAACCCTTACCAAATCTGGGGTGTAGGCGTGGCAGAGAATATGGAAGATGCTCAGATGCTGATGAATGGTCATGTTCGCATGGCTATCGATAACTTAGCTCTGGCGGGCAACCTCGTATTTGACGTAGACGAAGCGAGTCTCGTTCCCGGCCAGAACTTCGATATCTTCCCCGGAAAAGTTTTTAGACGCCAATCCGGAGTGACGGGTACAGCAATCAATGGGTTGAAGTTTCCTAATACTGCACCCGAAAACATTCAAATGTACCAGATATCTCGCCAGCTAGCGGATGAAGAGACAGGTATCCCGTCAGTCATGCACGGTCAGACAGGTGTGACTGGAACTGGGCGTACATCTTCTGGTTTATCTATGCTGATGAGTGCGGGCAACATGTCCGTCAAGACTGTCGTAAAGAATATTGACGACTTCCTGTTAAAGCCAATCGGTGAAGCGTACTTCCAATGGAATATGCAATACAACGACAAGGCCCCTGACATCGTCGGAGACCTGAGCATTAAGCCTCGGGGTACCTCCGCAGTCATGCAAAAAGAAGTCCGCTCACAGAGGCTTACAACGCTTCTCCAGACGGTTGCGAACCCGATGCTCGCTCCGTTCATTAAATTACCGAACCTCGTTAAAGAATTGGCAATCTCTCAGGACATCGATCCTGAAGAACTCGTCAACGATATTAACGAAGCACAGTTGTACGCGCAAGTACTACAAGGACTTCAAAATGCTCAACAAGGAACAGGCCCAGCGGGTCAGCCCGCTGGTTCACCACCCGCAGGCATGGGAGGCCCTAACGACGTACCTAACGGACCTCCACCAAGTGACGCTTCGGGGGTTGGTGACGGCACAATCGGAACGGGAAATGTACCAGTTGCAGGGGAAGATGGTTTTACTGGAAACCCTCCTGAACCTCAAATCTAACCACCAGAGCGTGGTAGACGCGGAGAAATAAGAAGAGATGGGGTGGGACGGAGACTACGAATCAGAAGCGTACGGAGTAGATAGTTCTACCTCTAGTACCTCTACGTCAACGAGTACCGACAATGGAAACGACAACGATTTCTTCTCCGGTACTTTTGACGACCCCGGCGAACCGGGTTTTTCTGGTCCTTCTTATCCCGGACAGACAGGATTTGACTCCGACGGATATTTTTACTCTGCCTCTGACGTAGGAGTACCTACAGACGACTACATTCCCGGATGGTCAGTGCTTGGGTACCCCGGACCTTCGTATGATCAACCACAAGATATGTTCGATGTTGTGGGCGACTACTACAGCAACATCATGGGCATGGGCTTACCGGAGTCAGGAGGAGACTCTTCTGGTGGTTTAGCTCCGCCGAGTTCTGGAGGCGGGAACTTACCGACCAGTTATTACACAGAAACTGGTATCCCCGTTACCGACTACAGTATGACACGGGAAATGATTGAAACCGGCTACCGTACTGTCGGGTTCCAAGGGCTCATGGAGCCTGCGAAAATTGGGCCTAAAGCCGCCGTCGATTTTCCGGAAGAATACTACACGTCGACATTCTTGTCGCGTGAAAAACAACTTCGTGCTTCAAAGCGAATGACAGATGTTGAAGCGCAAGCCTACGCAGACTATCTCGGCCTTAGTGTTGAGATCGAAAAACGAGAAGAGATTACCGGAAACATCGTAGAAAGAGCCCTAGAGACTGTTGCTCGTTCTTTTGCAGATCAAATTAGCGCACGTTTTGGGGCACCAGCCGCAACTCCTTATGTCGCGGGCTTACAAGAAGACTACCTCGGTAGGGTCACTGATGACTACGCTCTCACGGATTTTATCGGGAACGTTATTGGTATGAAAGTTCCCGGCGGTGCAGAAGTTGACACTGCTCTTTCCGAAGACATTACCGGTCGCGAAATGGGAGAAAGGATTAGTCAAATTGGTACAACTATGTTTGGCGATATTAGCGTTATTGGTACCCCTCAAGAGATTGAGCAAATGTGGGCCGATGCACGTGCTGAAGCAGATGCAGAAAGAGCTCGTGGTGGAGATGGCCCTACAGTAACAACAACAGTCAGCCCTGTTGGGGTGGCCCTCACAAGACCGCGTAGTCGTTTACTACGTAGTTTCTTAGGCGTAGCAGGACCGCGAATTTACCCTTTGTTTTATAGAGAAGGCGGAGTAGTGCAAAAAAAAGCAGTAGGCGGAGAAACGCTAGATCAACAGATGCAAGGGGCGATGCAAGAACCCACATCTGGGGCTGGTCCTACAGGTTTTGTAGGGGACCGTCCAGAAAACTTGTCTGAAGCAAAGACGGTTGCTGATGATGTACCTTTAGAAGTTGAAGAAGGGACGTTTATTATCAACGCGGCCGCTGTTGAATTTGCAGGATCTGAAGATATCAAACAAATGATTCTTGACGCAATTTATGAAGCTAGGGCTCAAGGTGTTGACATTTCAGGAGATGAGAATA